CACTCACCACATCAAGCTTCCACCCAGAGGTGATGCGGCAGGGATTGACTGTGAAGTTATTTTTCTGGCTCTTGACCAGCCTAAAGATGTCCGTAAATTGCTTTCGCTTGAACTCACAGGCGCTTGGGTTAACGAAGCCAAAGAACTCCCAAAAGCTGTCATCGATGGACTCACACACCGAGTGGGACGATATCCCACCAAACGAGATGGTGGCGCTACATGGCACGGCATCTGGATGGACACAAACCCGATGGACGATGACCACTGGTGGCACAGGCTTGCCGAAAAAGAACCCATCACAGGAAAGTACGCATGGAAGTTCTTCAAACAACCAGGCGGTGTGATCGAAGTCCCATCAGATCAACTGCCCGAAAACCCAGAAGCCAATGACCACATCTTTGCTTCATCCAAATGGTGGAAGATCAATCCGATGGCTGAAAACATCAAGAATCTGCCACCAGGCTACTACCTCCAGCAGTTGGCAGGGAAAACCCTAGACTGGATTCGCTGTTATGCCCAAGGCAAGTACACCTTTGTGCAAGATGGGAAGTCTGTTTGGCCTGAGTATGACGACAACATCATGGCTGCCGAATTGGAACCAGACCCCAATCACCCAATTCAGGTCGGACTGGACTTTGGTTTGACACCAGCGGCAGTCTTTGGACAGCGTATGCCCAATGGTCAGTGGCGTGTTTTGCATGAAATCGTGACTTTTGACATGGGATTAGAGCGATTCGGGCAAACCCTAATGGCTGAATTGCAGACCAGATTCCCGAAATACGAGATTCGGATCTGGGGCGACCCTGCTGGTATGCAACGAGATGCGATTTACGAGACAACTGCCTTTGAGTATTTGCGCTCACTGGGACTCAGAGCCGAGCCAACCGCCACCAATGACTTCAAAGCTCGTAGAGAAGCCGCAGCCGCTCCCATGAATCGCATGGTTTCAGGCAAACCAGGCTTGCTGGTCAACAAATCTTGCAAGCTTTTGCGTAAATCCTTGTCTGGTGGCTACCATTTCAAGCGCATTGCGGTCGGTGCTGGGCATGAAAGGTTCCGAGACACGCCAAACAAGAACGAACACTCACACGTTGGTGACGCTTTTGGCTACTTGATGACGGGTGGTGGCGAATACCGCCAGTTGACCAGAGGTTCCCAGTCTTCCAATGGCAAAATCTTCATTGCATCTTCAGTCACAGCGGCAGATTTCGATGTCTTCGCTTGATATTTTTGAGCTTTTACCCAAAAACTCCCCTTTGATTTGGCGACCATTCAATGCAGGTCATGCAATGACTCTGCAAATAGATCCATCCATCAGGGAAACCCTACCCAAAAACACACCGCTGGCTGAATTGATAGCCGCTCAAGCCAATCAAGGCCATGCTATCACTGCGATATTACAAAGCAAGCCTGTTGCCATTTTTGGAGCCATCGATGTCTGGGACGGGGTTGCAGAAATGTGGCTCAATTGCGATGAAAAGCTCAGAAAATATGGGAAAACCATGACCCGTGCCGCTCAAATCTACGCTGATTACATTGTGATATCAAGAAACTTGCATCGTTTGCAGATCACAGTAAGATGCGCTGACTTGAGAGCGGTGCGCTGGGGACTTGCCATTGGTTTTGAGATAGAGGGCTTAATGAAAAAGTATGGCGCTGACGGATCTGATTTTTTTATGATGTCAAGGAGTTAAGTATGAGTGGTGTAGTTGCTAAAACCAAGAAAGATCCTGATTTTGATCCAGAAGGTAAGGACTATGACTATGCCACCGCTCGTAAGGTAGGAATGGGGCCAGATGGAACTGGTGAAAATGCTGGTCATTGGGGTTCTGTAGCTCCAGCAAGCATGAAAGAAAAAAAAGAATTTGATTTGCCAAAAGAGTCTTACAAAATATTAAAAGGACGCAGCCATGAAACTTGGCAAAAAGCAGTTGATGCAGAACAAGAACGTGGATTTGAAATTAAAAAATATGGCAATAGGTATTTTTCTGTTCCAAAAAAATAATTTTATTGAAAGGAGTTAAGTATGAGTGGTGTTGGAAATTTAATCAAAAAAGTGGGTGATGCAATTTTTTATGGTGGCGATCCAGAAGTGATGGAAAAAGCCAAACAAGCGCAAGAAGAGCAGGTAGCTACCCAAAACAAAGTTCTTGCCAAACAAGAAGCTGAAATGAATCGACAGCAAACTGAGATGGCGCAAAAAGCACAAGCGGCTCTCAAAGCCCGTCAGCGTGGTGGACTTCGTTCGTTGTTGTCTGGAACTGAGCTTGGCTTGGCAGAGCAAGAAGGAACAAAAACCAAATTAGGAGCTTGATTGTGGCAACAGACAACAAAGCCAAGATGCAATCCAAAGTGCAGAAGGTGATGAAGGAATATTCTGCTGGCAAGCTTAAATCTTCCAGCGGTGAGAAAGTCAAAAGCCGTGAGCAAGCTGTTGCCATTGCAATGAGTGAAGCTCGACAATCAGTCAAGAAGAAGTAAATGCCAATCATTGTTCAGCGAGAGTCAGAGAATACCAAGTCCAGACTGGTAACTCTGACCCATAAAAATAACGCTGGCGAGCAAGTGATTGCTGGCGCTGATGCACCAGTGATCATGGTTGATGTCAACCATCAGCGCAATCATGATGGCAGAGCTTTCTATGCATACAAGATTGCACCAGACTCTGCGCCATTGGCAGCACTCGCAAGCATAGACATTGTGTTGGCTTCTCCTGCTGGTGTGTATCCACATTTAACAGTTGATGGATTGTGTCTGGGTGATGCAGAGTTGTACATCTATGAAGGGACATCTACCACTGGGGGTACAGCATTTACCCCTATCAACCGCAACCGCAACTACGCTATCAGCAACCCCAGTGAAGTTGCCATGGTAATCAACCCAACTGTCACCGCTGTTGGTACTGAAATTGATGCAGAGATTATTCCTGGCGGTGTTGGAAAGAAGTCTGGCGGTGGAACGGCAGGATCATTGGAATATGTACTCAAGCCATTGACCAATTACTTGTTCCGATTAACCAATGTCAATGGCACAGCACACGCTGCATCTCTTACTTTGGAGTGGTACGAATAATGGCAACCAACATGATTGAAGAAGCCGAAAAAGAACACAATGGTGAAGAAGAATACCAATGCCCATTGGCGACCAGAGACATTTTGGTCAATCTGAAAAACAGAGATTGGGCATTCCAATGTGTTGGCTATGGCCCAGCAAATCCAAAAGACGAAGAGAACAACGAAACATTCTGGTTGCGTAAGGCAGTAATCTGGGCAACCAATTTGGATGAAGCCAAAGGAATGCGATGCGGTAACTGTGCGGCATTTATTCAAACAGAGTTTATGTTGCAATGCATCAAAGATGGTATTGAAGCCAAGAATCCAGCAGAGGAATCTGGCTATGACGAGGATGTCATTGAAGCAGCACAGCTGGGATTTTGTGAACTTTTTCACTTCAAATGTGCTGGCACACGCACTTGTGATGCGTGGTTGGTTGGTGGGCCAATTACTGACAAATCCGAGGAGGACATGAATGAGTATGAATAAAAAAATTTGGAACAAGGCCAGACCAAAAGACTTGGGCGAACCAAAGAAGTTGTCACCCAGCGATAAGCGTTCTGCAATGGAAAGCGCCAAGAAAGCAGGTCGTCCATATCCAAATTTGATCGACAACATGAATGCAGCGAGAAAGAAATGAGCAAGTACAAGGATCCTGAAGGCGGTCTGACAGAAGCTGGTAGGCGTAAATTTGAACGCTCTGGCGAAAGCAAAGACTTAAAGCCTGGTGTCAAAGCATCCAACCCAACGGGGCAAGATGCCAGACGCAAAGGATCCTTCTTGACCCGCTTTTACACCAATCCAAGTGGCCCATTGGTGGACAAAAAAGGCAAGCCAACAAGACTTGCTTTGGCTGCAAATGCATGGGGTGAGCCAGTACCGAAAACACAACAAGCCGCAGCCAGACTGGCGGCAAAAGGTCGGGCTATTTTGAAAAGATACCAAGCAAGCAAGAAGGATTGATATGGCAAAAATGAGCGTAGAGCAAGTCCTTGAACGGCAAAAGATTGCTCAGAACAAAAA